ATTAAAATATCCTTATTTTATTAGGTTTTTTTATAATAAATATATTTTCTAAGTATTGGAATATAATTATTATATATAATATATAATTATTAATATAATATATAATAATATATAGAGTTATAAATATAATAATTATTTATATATAAATATATAAATGATTATAGGATTAAAAAGATTAAAGGAGAAAAAAGATTATGATTACAAAGAAAGAACTGACAAAAGAAATTGCTGGTAGAGCTGATATTACTCACAAGGAAGCTATGAGAATTTTTGATATTGTTCAGGAAGTTTTTTATGAAGCTCTTGAGACTCAGGATGACGTAAAGCTTTTTGACGGTGTTATTTTTTCTGTAAAGGATACTGCTCCACGAACTGGTAGAAACCCTATGACTGGTGAAGTAATTAATATTCCTGCAAAGAAGAAAGCTTCTGTTCGTTTTGGTAAGGCTGTTAAAGACCTCCTTGCTAATATCAAGTAATATAAAATTAAATATATAAAATAGCGAGTTATCCCTGTCATGTTTAATTACGTGATGGGGATTTCTTATATTTATTTTTAATTAGCTCTATCCTTTTTTAATTATAAAAAGAATGGAGAATAATATGTATGTAGAATATAATTCTAATCCTGAAAATAAATTAGTCGGTGATTGTGTTGTTAGAGCAATATCTAAAGTTACCGACCAAGACTGGGAAAGAACATATATGGAAGTATGTGTTCAAGGTTTTATGATGCATGATATGCCCTCTTCAAACAGTGTTTGGGGAGGTTATTTATTTACTAAAGGTTTTAGAAGATATATTATTCCTGATACTTATCCTAAAAGATATACTGTAAAACAATTCTGTATAGATAATCCAAAAGGTATATATTTGCTGGCTACTGACCAGCATGTGGTTGCAATTGAAGATGGTAATTATTTTGATACGTGGGATTCAGGTAATGATTTCCCACTTTATTATTGGAGAAAGGAAATTAATAAATAATGGATATGACTTCAAATAATATAAATCAAACACATTTAAATCAAAATAATTCATATAACAATAATGTTGGGATTAATAATGTTAATCCTAATTATCAAGGAGTTCCACAAAATACTCCAATTGATAATAGTTATATGAATGGAGGAAAGAATATGATTTCACAATCAAATAATAATATGATTCACTCTTCTCCTCCTCAATTTATACCACAAAATAATAATCAAAACTTTTGGAATGGTAATTATAATATGCCAACACAGAATTTTTCTCAAAATCCTACTCAACCAAATAATCAAAATGAGAAAGAATTTATTTTATTAGATGGGTCTTCCCCTAATAAGAAAAGAAAATATGTATTCGTAGAAGAGATAGATGTAACTCAACCTGTCTTTTCTTTAGAAGATATAAGAAAAATTGTTTCAGATGAATTTGATAGACGATTTGGAGAGGAGGAAAAACATTGAATAATAATCCGTTCATGAACATGCAGTATATCATGTCTGAATATAATAAATTTAAAAATAATCCAATGCAATGGTTAGCTTCAAGAAATGTTAATAATCCGCAAGAGATGCTTCAAAATCCTCAAGCTGGATTTCAAAACATGGTTAATAATGGAGCAATGAATAATCAGCAATTAAATCAGATTATATCAATGGCTCAATCAATGCGTGGTTTATTTAGATAAAAACGGTACTAACACTTTGCAAAGTTTATGTATAGTAACTCGTTGATATTATATTTAGTTATTAAAGGAAGGTAATTAATTATGGGATTAACTGATGGTAACAATGGTGGACTTAGTGCAGCAGATGTTGCTGCGGTGACTGGTAATGGTAACGGTTTTGGTAATTGGGGTGATGGTTCTTTTTGGATTATCGTTCTTTTCTTATTCGCTCTGATGGGTAATTGGGGTGGTAATGGATTTGGTAATAATGGCGGTGGTGCAATGCCATATGTTATCAACAATGATGTTCAAAGAGGATTTGACCAATCCGCAATTATGAATGGTATTACTGGTCTTAACGGTACAGTTTCTAATGGTTTTGCAAATGCAGAAATTTCTCGTTGTAATGCTCAGACAAATTTGCTTCAAACAATGGCAAACAATCAAGCGGCTACAATGCAGAGCTTTAATGATGTAGGAATGGCATTCCAAAATTGTTGTTGTGATAACAGGCTTGCAGTAGCTGAAACAAAACAGCTGATTTCTGCTGAAGCAGCTGCCACTCGTGCTAACACAGATGCAAAAGTACAGGCTGTTATGGATAAGCTTTGCCAGCTTGAAATGGATGGTATTAAGCAGAATTATGAAAATCGTATTGCTGGTATGCAGAATGAGATTGATGCTCTTCGTTCTACTATCAACACATCTGATAGACTTGCGTCTCAGAATGCACAGACAGCACAGATTCTTGCTGATAATGCAGCCCAGACAAATATATTAGAACAATATCTCATGCCCACGCCTAGACCCGCATGGATCGTCCAGAATCCTAATTGCTGTCAGCCAAATTATGGCTGCGGTTGTGGATGTAATGCATAATTGGGGGTGATATCATGGCTGAGTATGTATACAATCCGATTCAGCTTGTGGAAGCTGGTCAAAATGTATTACTTGAAGATTCTATTCCTTGTACTCGTGGTTATGTGATTCATAGGAATGGTTCTGGAATCCTTACTCTTAGAGGTATCGTTAACAACCCTTGTGCCAAATTTGCAAGATATAAAGTTGAATTTAATGGCAATATAGCTATTCCTGATTCTGGAGCGGCTGGAGAAATAAGTCTCGCTCTTGCAATTGATGGAGAAGCTATTCAAACAAGTCGTGCTCGTGTGACTCCCACTGCATTAGGGGCGTATTTTAATGTGACCAGTGTTGCGAATATTACAGTTCCTGCTGGCTGCTGTCTTACTATCTCTGTAGAAAATACAAGCGGTGTTCCTATTAATGTTCAGAATTCTAATCTGACAGTAGATAGAACTGCTTAAGGAAGGAGGTAGTAGATATGAAAGAATTAGATAATTTAAAAAATATGCTTTGTGATGAAGTGAGAAAAATTAATGCTCAAGGAGAACTTAATCCTACTACTCTTGAAATCGCAGATACTGTTGTAGATATTATTAAAGATATTATGGATATTTGTGAAAAAGAAGAACGTATGGGTTATGACGAAGAAGGTTCTTATAGAGGTGGTTATAGTAATTATCGTATGAATCCGTCTTATGGTTATTATGATAATGATTATAATTCTTATAATAATCGTGGTGGTCGTAATAATAGTTATGGTTATGATAATGGTTACAGTAGACATACAGCTACAGACCAAATGATTAATAAACTTGAGATGATGTTACAAGATGCGACATCTAAGGATAAAGCGACAATACAACATTGTATTGATGAGCTTAAACGTCAGTAAATTATATGGGGAGATAGAATATCTATCTCCCCATTTTTTATGGTTTAGTAGCTTAGTTCGGTTTAAAGCACCAGCCTGTCACGCTGGGGAGCGAGGGTTCAAATCCCTCCTAAATCGCTCTACACCTAAAGGTGTATTATTCCTCATTGAGGGATTTAAAATGATTACTATTGGGGTTAAAAAGGTCAAATTTTTTAACCCCATTATTTTAAAATAAAGGATTAAAAGGAGAAATAAATATGGATTTAAAATCAATTCTTGATACAACTGGTGATAGTACTTTTTATGATGAAGTTATTAGAGATTATTATGATAATCGAATTTTACTTCTTAATGATGATATTTCTGACAATTTAATTGAAAATTGTATTATTTATATTCTTAAATGGAATCAATGTGATAAAGGGCTTTCTACTAAAGATAGAAAACCTATTACTATTTATATTAATAGTGGAGGTGGAGATAGCATTATTGCTATGCAATTAGTAGATATTATTAAAACATCTATGACTCCTATTAAAGTAGTTGGTATGTCATTAGTAGCTAGTGCAGCTTTTCATATTTTTATCGCAGGTCATGAAAGAATTTGTTTTAACAATACAATCTTTTTAATGCACGATGGAGATGTAACTATTAGTAATAGCACAAGCAAAGCTAAAGATACTATGAAGTTTATTGAAGAACTTGATAATCGTTATAAAAATCATGTTTTATCTTCTACTTCAATGACAGAAGAATTCTATGATGCTCATTATGATATTGAATTTTTCTTTTTTGGAAATAAAGCAAAAGAATATGGTGTTGTAGATAAGATAATTGGAGAAGATTGTACAATGGATTATATCTATTAAAAGGAGTGAATATGGAATATAACCGATTAGAAAATGAATCTGATAAAGATTTAATTAATCGTATTTGTTCTGAAAAAGATAATATCGGGAGTTGGCAAGATGTCGCAGATATAATTAATAATATACTTGGTACAACTTTTACTGAATCTAAATATAGAAAAAATTTTAGATTATATTCTGAAGGATATAATGATAGTCAAGCCAAGGTTATTGAAGAACATAATGACGATTTAGAAAAAAAAATAAGTGAATTAAAAAAAGAACGTATTAAATTACAGACTTTAAATATTGAAAGAAATAAAATAGACAGGATACAAGCAAGAAAAGAATTATATTATGAACAGATTGGTAATATGGTTACTACTCTTCCATCTCCTGTTTTTGACATAGAGTATGACTCTGATTTAGCCCAAATATACGAAGATGATGAAGAGCAATATCTTTTAACTATTGCAGACATACATTCTGGTGCTACTTTTAAAACTGAATACAATGAATATTCACCTGATATTATGATTGCTAGATTTGTCGATTTAACCGAGAAGACTATTAATTTTATTAAGAAGCATGATTGTAAAGTTCTATATGTTGTTGGACTTGGTGATTTTATTCAAGGGTGTATTCATATGAATGATTTAAAAATAAATGATTCAACAGTTGTGAAAGCTACTGTTCAGGTAAGTCAGGTAATGAGTCAGTTTTTAAATAATATTTCTAAATATACTCATGTGTATTATTATCATATTATTTCTTCGAACCATTCTCAAATGAGATATCTTGGCACAAAAGCCAGTGAACTTATGGGCGAAGATATGGAATACATTATAGGACATTATATTAAAGACAGTCTTGCTAATAATAAAAATATAGAAGTGTTTGTTGATGAAGAAGCAAGTGATTATAAAGAATTTGAAATTTTACAATATAAGATAATTGCTATGCATGGTCATCAGGTTAAAGATATAAATACCCTATTAAATAGTATATCTTCTAAAAAGAATGAAATGATTGATTATATTGTTTTAGGACATCAACACAATCATAAAATTATTACAGGAAATGATGGATGTACTTATGACACGGAAGTATTAGTCAGTCCTTCGTTTGTGGGCAGTGACCCTTTTGCCGATTCAATAATGAAAGGAAGTAAAGCCGCTGTGATGATTTATGGTTTCCATGAATATGAAGGTCATAATGAAACTTATAAGTTTATATTAAATTAAATTCGAGTTGCTTCGAATTAGATTATATGGGATTAGGAGGTATAAACGGCATGATACGTCATTTATACTTCCTAATGTACTTTTGCTCTTATGGCGCAATTGGTAGCGCAATTGATTTGTAATCAATAGGTTGATGGTTCAAGTCCGTCTGGGAGCTTTAATAAAAAATGATTAAAAAGGAGGAAGTGGATTAAATGGCTTTTATGAAACAAGCAAAGACTGAAGACGAAATAAAGAAAATGACAGTAAAGCAAGTAAAAGAAGCATATAATACACTTGCTACTGATTATAATCATTTAATTGAATTTGATTATTATTATTGTCATTGTTGTAATACGTTTCAGTCTAAAAGTAATTTTTATCAAAGTAAAACAAATGCTAGTGGTTATTTTCATATGTGTAAAAAATGTACTATGAAAGCTGCTACTGATTACAATAAAAAAGATGGAACGTATAAAGACAATCGTGAAAAGACTATTAATGTTTTAAGGATGATGGATAAACCGTTTGATGATGCTTTATATAATAAAATGTTACAAGCTGTTAAAGCAGATGTAGGAGAACGAACAATAGAAACAGCGTGGCAAAAGATGATTGTTGCTTTATCTTCTCTCCCACAATATACAGATAAAACTTTTGCTAATTCTGATTTTGGAACTCATACAGAATCAACGGATGAAGATGATGAAGAAATTAAAGAATTAATAAAAACTGGTCGTAAGCGGTTTGGTAAATATCCATCTGAAGAATTATATTTTCTTGAAAAAGAATATGAAGATTGGGTAACTAGATATCCTTGTGATAATAAAGCTCAAGAAGAATTATTTAAACGTGTTTGTTTTAAACAATTAGAAATTGATAGAGCAACTAAAGCTAATAGAGACACAAAAGATTTAGATAAATCTTTACAAGATTTATTAGGCTCTTTGGGTATTAAACCTAATCAAAGTAGTGGAGATAGTTTGACCAGTCAATTATCATTTGACCAATTGATTGAAAAATGGGAAGAAGAAAAACCCGTTCCAGAACCTGAAGGGGAATTTAAAGATATTGACCATATTGGAATGTTAGTTGATGTTTTCTTTAAAGGTCACATGGCTGTAATGATGGGAATTAAAAATGCTTTTTCTACAATATATGAAAAATTTATGTCTAAATATACTGTTACAAAACCTCAATATGATGAAGGAGCTGACAGTGAAACTCTGTTTAATAAAATATTCGGAGAAGAAGCTGACCGTGAATTAAATGGTAGTTGAAAATAAAAAAAATATAAAAGAACTTGAGCAAGAAAAGTCTCAGAAAATAATGGAGACTATAGCTTGGAGAGCTGGTTATTATCGTGCTAATCCTCAAAGGTTTTGTAAAGATATATTAAATATAAATTTAAAATGGTTTCAAGCAATTCTTATCTGGGCAATGATGCACTATAATTATTTTATGTATATTGCTGCCCGTGGTGCTGGAAAAACTTGGTTAACTGCGGTGTTTTGTGTGTGTAGATGTATTTTATATCCTAATAGTAAAATTGTAGTAACATCAGCAACATTAAAACAAGCAAATGAAGTGCTTTTAAAAATTCAAGATGAAATATATCCACACTCTCCTATTCTTCAATCTTGTATTGAAGAAATGAAAATAGGGCAAAATGATGCAACTATTAGATTTAAAGGGGGGTCTTGGATTAAAACAAGAACTAGTACTGAAAACTCTCGTTCTGCCAGAGCTAATATAATTGTTGTAGATGAGTTTAGAATGGTAGATAAAAAAATACTTGATAGTGTTATAAGAGAATTTTTAAAAGCTCCTAGACATCCTAAATATTTGGATAAACCAGAATATGCTCATTTAATAGAACGAAACAAAGAATTGTATTTATCATCTGCATATTTTAAAAGTTCATGGGCGTATACCAAAGCTCAAACTTATACTGCAAATTTTTTTAGTGATAAACAAAAATACTTTATATGCGGACTTCCATATCAATTATCTATTAGAGAGCATTTGTTGGATAGAGGACAAGTTGAAGACCAAATGTCTGAAGCAGATTTTAATGAAATTGCTTTTTCGATGGAAGATGAATGTTTATGGTATGGAGATACTGAAGGTGGATTATTTAAATTTGATTCTTTAAATAAAATAAGAAGAGTTAAACATTGTCTTTATCCTTTAGATTATTATAATGAGAAATTTTCAATACCCAATCCTCCTGCTGGTGGTAAAAGAATTATGTCTGTAGATATTGCACTTATGGCATCAACAAACAAAAAGAAAAATGATGCTTCATCTATTTATATAAATGATGCTATAAGAACTACTACTACAACTTACCAATCTAATTTTGTTTATGGAGAGAATTTTGAAGGATTAACTACTGATGAATTAGGAATAATAATAATGAGATATTTTTATAAGTACAAATGTACCGACTTAGTAGTTGATACCAATGGAGTAGGTTTAGGTATAGCAGATTTTATAGCTAAAGACCAGTATGACCCAGAGACAGGAGAAGTATATGGAGCATTAAGCTGTTGTAATAATGATGAAATGGCTGCTAGATGTAAAGTTCCTAACGCCTTGAGGGTGGTGTGGTCAGTAAAAGCAACAGCTGATTTTAATAATACAATTTGTGTATTGTTAAGAAATGCCATTAACAATGGTAGAATTAATTTTTTAATTCCAGAACAAAATGCAGATGAAGTAATTGCTGAAGAATATAAATCATTTAAAAAGATGACCCCAATGGAACAAGCCAGAATGAAAATGCCATATGCTCAATGTACGCTAGGTGTATATGAATTGGTTAAATTAAAATATTATATTAAAAACAATAAAATAACCGTATTTGAACCATCAGGTTGTAGGAAGGATAGATACTCTTCTATCGCTTATAATTACTGGTGTGCTTCACAATTAGAATTACAACTACGTCCCCATTATGAAGATACTCAATCTTTAGTAGAAAGATTAACTATAAAAAAAGGACGTTTAAATATGAGAACATTATAGGAGGTGCGCTTTGGCTCGAAGAAAGACAACCGAATACGATGCAGCGAATAGCGCATCAAATAAACAAATAAATCTGCAAGAATTAAATAAAATTAAAGAGCAGTTTTCAGATGAACAAAAATATAATTTTACAACTGCTATTAATGCGTTACATCAACTTGGAGATATAACAAAAAACTATAGAAAATCAATTGCCACTTTTGATAAGGAGCAATTACTTAGTTATTTAAGAAATATAGGAAGTAACGAAAATAATTTAAGAAATCTTTCATGGTATATGTTTTATCGTAGTCAAACATATAGAAGGATTATTATATATAATGCTTGTATGTTTGAACTTGGAGCAAGAAGTATAATACCCAGTTATTCTTTAACTCAAAATAATAATGATAAACAGATTTTAAAAAATTATTATGATACGGCTGTTATGTTAGATAATATGAGTTTACAAGCCAATTTTCTAAAAATATTTATAACTTGTTTTACACAAGATGTGTTTTATGGTGTGGCTTATTATAATGATGACGGATTATATATTATGCCATTACCTCCAGAATATTGTAAGATTGTCGGACAATTTACAAATGGAGATTTTGCATATGCTTTTAATATGATGTATTTTAATGGCACAAACAGAGATTTGCTTGATTATTGGGGCGAGCCTTTTACTACTATGTATAAGGAATATCTTAAAGATACAACTAATAATCGCTGGATGTTAATGCCAGAAAAATATACAGCATGTTTTAAGCATAACGTTGAAGATTGGATGGTTATTGTCCCGCCTTTTAGTGGTTTGCTTAATGATATTATTTCATTAGAAGATACAAAAAATGTTCAAGCTATAGCAGATGAGCAAGATATTTATAAAATGATTTATTTATCCATGGAGACGCTTGGTAAACAAGTTGATGATTGGAAAGTAGACCCCGAGTTAATAATTAAATATTTTGACAGAATGTGTGAAGATGCTATTCCAGATTATACATCTGCTGCTATAGTGCCAGGAAAATTGGACACAATTTCATTTGATGACAATAAAACAACTGATATTAATAAAGTATCTAATGCTACAAAAAACGTTTTGAATAATAGTGGTGGTGCTCAATTGCTTAACTCTCAAGCTATTCAAGGTACTACTGGTTTGTTAGCAGCAACTAAATTAGATACAAAGATGGCACTCTCTTCTCTTCTGCCTCAAGTGCAAGGATGGTTAAATAGATTTCTTGGTTATTATCTTAGTAGCCCTTGTAGAGTTAAATTCTTTGAAGTATCTTATTTTACTAAACCAGATTTAAGAAAAGAGCTTTTAGAAAATGCCACCTATTCTCTTCCGACAAAACTTGCTGTAAATACATTGTCTGGTTTTTCTGAATTAGAAACTTTGGCACTGAATCATTTTGAGGAAGATATATTAGGACTTGGAAATATATTTACTTCTCCTCTTCAGTCTTCCCATACAACAAGTAATGTAGGTGGAGAAGATTTAAAAAAAGACCCTGAAGACCTTACAGACAGCGGAGAAGCTAGTCGTGACAAACGAGACCGTTCAAATGGATAATAAGGAGAATTAAATGAGTAAAAAAAATTTTATCAAAACATCTGATAAAGAAATTTGGTTATTATTAAAAAAAGAAGGATATACCGAACTTCCAAAAGAGGGGGGTAAATGGGTATTTCTTAATGATAAGGAATTTAATTTTTCTAATCATGATAAAGATAATATAGAATATACTAATCAGATGTTTATTTAATATATAGAAAGGATGGATATCATATGCCAAACAGGAAATTGTTTACATTTGATGATTTATATTCTTTCTTCCTAAAACAAAATAAAAATGTTAATTTCAATTCTAAAGAATCTGATACTGAAATAGTTGTTCAAGTATTAGGTTCTTTATCTTTTGAAAATGAAAATGTATATGAAGGATTAGCGCCTGTACATTTACAAGCTTGTCATACAGACCGTAATAGGAATGGTTCTTCTATTACTACTAAGGTTATGAAAAAAGCTCTTCCTACTTTTAAGAATAAACCTATTTTAGCTTATATTCATAAAATAACCAATGAAGATGGGGAAGAGGAAGAGGTGTTTGGATGGCACGCTATACATGAAGATGAAGACGGAAATACTGTATACGATGAACGTATGGTTGGTATTATTCCTGAATCAAGCTCCCCTTCTCTAGAATATGATGATAAAAAGAAAAAATATTATGTAAATGTAGATGGTTATCTTTACGAAGAATATTCTAATGCGAAAGATATTTTAGAAAGAATGGGACAGGCTGCTGTAAGTATTGAAATTAGTGTTACCCAACTTTCATATGATGCCAAAGAAAAACTTCTATTAATTGAAGATTTCTATTTAAATGGTGTGACTATTTTGGGAAAAGACTCAGAGGGAAATATTGTGGAAGAAGGTATGGAAGGAAGTAATATAAAACTAACAGACTTCAGCAAAGAAAAAAATAGTATGTTTAGTTTAAATAATGATTTGTTAGATGCTATTAATAAATTAAATGAGACACTTGCATCTTTCAATATACAATCTTTGGAGAAAGGAGGAGAAAGTCAAATGAATAAATTTGAAGAGCTGCTTGCCAAGTATGGTAAAACTGCTGAAGACATTGATTTTGATTATGAATCTATGTCTGACGAAGAATTAGAGACAAAATTTGAAGAGCTGTTTGGAGAATCTAGTGGCGAGGATAATACTCCTTCGACTGAAGATGATTCTGAAAATTTTGAAGATAATCAGGAAAATGAATCTGAAGATAATAATCAAGAAGATGACAATCAAGAAGATGATTCTGATGATAATCAAGAAGAAAACGATAATGAGAATGCAGAAGACACACAAGAATATAGTATTGAATATTCCGTAAATAATATGAATTTTAAAACAAGTCTAAATGATATTCAATATGCATTAACAACTCTTGTTAATGATACATATTCTGAATCTGATGGAACTTATTATTCTTGTATTGTTTATGATGATTGTGTTGTAATGGTTGATTATTGGACTGGTACTGCTTATAGACAAAGTTATAAAGTTCGTAAAGGAGTTTATTCTCTTACAGGAGACAGAGTAGCTGTTAGAGCGGTATATCTTACAGCCGATGAAGAGGCTGAGGTTGATAAAATGAAAACCAATTATTCTTTATATGAAAAAGAATTAAATGAGTATCATAACGCCGAAGCTAAAGTTGAAAAACAAACTATTATAACTAAGCCCGAATTTTCTTTATTAGCTGGAAATTCAGAAGATTATGATAATCTTGTAAATGAAATTAATGATGATAAACTCCATCTTAATTATACAATTGAAGATGTTCAGCAAAAGTGTGATGCATATCTTCTTGCATATGTTAAAGCTGGAAATCAGATTAATTTTGAAAATAAGAATACAACAGAGACTACAAAGACGAATATGTTTAGGTTACCAACACAAAATACTAAAAAACCTAAGAGTCGTTACGGAAATCTGTTTAGTAAAAAGTAAATAATATAATCGAAAGGAGAATGAAGATATGGCAATTAAGTATACCATTGAAACATTTGGTGTATCATTCCCGACCAAAGTAGCCGCTTCTGCTGGCTCTCCTCATATCTATAACATTACTTTGGAGAAAGATACACCTAACGGAAAAATTGTTGGTCGTGGTGCTTGGCAGGAACTTGACCGTTATGCTGAAGCTGCTGCTCCTACATTTGAACTTGAAATTAAACAGCAAGCTACTAATGGCAATTGGTATGTAGAGGTTAACAGTGTTGATGCTGATGCTGATGTTCTGTTTATCCACATGCCTGTTATTATTGCAGAAGATTTTACTAAGAGGTTCGCTGATGAAAAGAATTTCTACCTTCCTGCTGGTACTGTAGCTAAAGCTTATACTCTGATTCGTGGTGACATTATGGAATATTCTAAAGAATGTTTCGTAGGTGAACCTGCGGTTGGTAAAAAGATTACTTCTTGCAATGCAGATGGCAAGCTTGTAATTGGTGCATAATTTTGAAGAAAGGAGGAATGAAAAATGGCTATTATGAAATTTAGTACAACTCATTTAAATAACCTCTTTTCTGGTGGAGAGAATGGTTATGAATGGGATTCTGTCAAGAATCTGATGTTCGACCTGAGTGATGGTCTGGATATTTGTGATGAAGAAGGAAATAAAGTAAATAAGAAAGAAGCTGAAGCCAAGATGCGTAATATCGTCTTCTCAGTTCTTGGTCTTGATACTAATAAAACTCCCACAAAAAGAGATATTAAAAGAGCGCTTAATCGTCATGGCGAAGAGTTCTTTGAAGTAATTGAAGAGCTTGTTGACCTGAAGGTTAATACTGGTCTTCGTGAGAATGATTTCTTTAATGATTTTGTTGATTACCGTAATATCGCACTTGGTGATGATGTAGAGTTCTATACAGAGGATAAAACCATTCTGTCTGTTAGTAAAGTCGCAGGTCATCATCATGACTTTTCATTACAAAGACTTGGTGCTGGTGAGTCCACGACTATTCCTATGAGCACATATGGTGCAGCTGTTGGTGCAGATATTGCTCGTTATCTTGTAGGTCAGGAAGATTGGGCTAAACTGGTAACTAAGCTGGGTCAGGCTTTCACAAAGAAACTGACAGATATGGTTTATGAATCTGTTATGGATGCTTATAAGCAGATTCCTGTAGCTGAAGATAAGAAAAAGAATTTTATTGGTAATGGTGCTCTTGTTAAAGATGAACTTGATACTATTATCGAAAACGTTGGTGGTCTGAATGATTCTGACGTTTATATTCTTGGTACTCGTACTGCTCTTAAGAAACTGAATGCTCTTGCAGAAGTTGATTGGAGAGCAGAAATTCAGAAGGAAGATGTTGCTCGTCTTGGCAGACTTGGTTTCTATGAAACAACAGACCTTATTGAAATCCCTCAGAGATTTGATAATAATGATGTTACAAAGAGACTGGTTGATGACAAGATTCTGCTTATCATGCCTAAGACTTCTGATAATAAGTTCGTCTGGGTTGTTGACCAAGGTGAGACTCTTATTGACGAAATCACAGAGCGTGGTGAAGAGCATGGTCGTATTGATGACGTTATGAAGTATGAGATGCAAAGAAGCTTTGGCGTTACAACTAAGATTGGTGCTTATTTCGGTGCATGGGTACTTGAATAAAAAATATAATTGATTAAAAGGAGAAGATAAATGACAAAGAAAACAACTCAAAAAACAAATGCTTTTGCTTCTAAAGCCAAAACAGTTGAAATTGTAGACGGAAATACTGAAGTAATTAGTGAAAAGCCTGAGGCAGAAATCGAAGAAGAAGAAGTAGCTGCTCCAGTTACATCTAAAAAGAATATAAAGAAGTTTGAACCTGATGATTTAGTATTATGTCAATCAGTAGCTTCTGGTAAGACTTTTGTAAAAGGAATTAAGACTGGTCAGATTTATACTTTTGAGGCGCTTGGAGCTGAAGAATATATTGAATATAAAGATTTAATTGCGGCTGTTCGTTCAAGAAGTTCTATTATTTTTAAACCATTTATTATGGTTATGGATGAAGACTTTATTAATGAACAGACTAAGCTGAAAGATTTTTATGATTCTATGTATACACCTGAAGATTTTGAAGAGTTCTTTAGACTTACTCCATCTCAAATGAAAGAAGCTTTAAATAATATGCCAGTGGGTGTAAGAGAGACTATTAAAAATATGGCAGCTGGAAAGATTAGTAATAAGACTTTTGATAGTGTTGCTCGTATTAAAGCTTTGGATGATTACTTTGGAACAAAACTAATGCTTCTGACTGAATTGTATAACAATGATTAAGGAGGTACACAATGCCTCTTCAGACCATTAACTATAAAGAAGTTTATTCTCAATTCTTTTTAAAGATTGAAGGATATGACATCTTTGATAAGAATATAAGTGATGAATATAGAGAGGCTCTTTTGTGTAGTTGGCTGCACTCTTCTATTGGGAAACCTTATGTTAATAGATTGTTTTCGACTGTCACTTTATCAGACCCTTATCAAGATGAAGACCCTGATACAGGGGAATTAATAGATGTAGACGGTATGATAGAATATGAATTAAATAATGTAATAGATGAGGACTTTGGTGATAAACAATTTGTCATTGAAGTCCTTGCTTATGGTATGGCACTTTGTTGGCTTGAACCGAAGATATATAGTTTGACTAATATTGCTCAATTTTTTGGTACTTCGGATGAAAAATTTTATGCACAACAAACTCATTTATCTGAATTAAGAAATCTTCGTGATGATTTAATTAATCATCAAAGGAGTTTAATTAGAGATAGAGGTTATTCTAATAATTCATATATTAATGGTACATCTAAAAGTTCAAGACTGCGAGGTGAGTAATATGAAATATTTATATGGTCACTTTAGTGATGAGCAGTTTGAACAATTTAAAAAACAACTACATAGTAAAATTCATTGGTTAATTCTATATAAAGACCCTAAAAAAATAAATGAATATCCTAATGTAGATTTTAATAAATATTTTGTTTCTTTAATGCAAGAGATAGACAGTTTAAATGAACTACTCTTCTATCCTCCACAGATTGTAGAGATTACTTGTTTATTGCAGACAGCATATAGAGAAACAAAGCAGAATCCTTTTAATTATCATAATTATAGAAAATGTATCCTAGATGCCCACTCGCTAGTAGATAAAATACAAGAGGTATCTAATTGATTACTTCTGATATGTATCAAACTATGTTAAATAACAAAGGTAGGAATTTATCACAGGTTAGACAGTATAATTCTGCTATGGTGATGAATGCTACTTTTACAGGGGATATAGGATATAAACGAGTATATATATTAGATAAAGAAGAAGGATGGATTTATGAAGATGCAAAATATTCTAAACATGCTACTCCATCAATTTTAAAAGATGCGGTTGAT